GAACTGTTTAGACAGTTCCCAGAAGGTGCTGCATTCTTAATACCACATAAGGCTGGATTCTCTTGGGATGCCTATAAGACTATGACTGATATGGGTCTACGTAATAATAGACGAGTAGATGACCATTTACGTACAGTACAAACTGCAGCAGATTTACAGCAATACTATGCAAAGCGTAATGCCTATGAAGAATCACTAACTCAGGTAGGTACAGACTTTGAACGTAGTCAATTACGTAAAGAGTTTACCGACTGGAAGACTTTGTTCTTTGCAGGTCGCCCATTAGTTGCTGAAGAGTTATCACAAGGTAGCCAGAAGGCTATTGAACGTATGAATGCCATTAACGATCTACGTAGTATGCTAGAAGCTAGACCAAATGTTATGCCTGCTACTGAGAATGCTCTTCGTGAGATGCTTGATTTATACGATACTTACAAAAATGAACGCAAGACTCTTGATGTAATTAGCGGTGGAACATTCTTATCGCAGAATCTTAAAGATGAAACAATCTTAAAGATGCGTCAATTATCAGAGTTCAATGAAAACACAAAGAGTGCATACAATGTCTTGTTTGCCTCGCTGTTAGGAGACTAAATTGGCAAGAACTGCTGAAGAGGCAAGAGCGCAGGCTGAAGCCGCAGCCAGAGCACGGACTGTTGGTGCCGAACAGAATGCAGCCGTCGCAGGCGAAGATACATTCACAGCATTTGCTAAGGGTCTAAGCCAAGCATCTCCTACTATCCGTGCCAAAATTGCACAGCAACTTAAAGATGCTGGAATTTATCGTGGCAAAGTAAGCGGTGAATTTAATAACCGTTTTTATGATGCTTTAATTCAGGCAGAAAAGAAACGCGCTGAACTAGCCACTGTTATTGATGTTCCTGACCGCTTTAGTTTTATTGCTGGTCTAGCCACCGAAGGTGAAGGTGATGGGGATGGCGGTCCATCAATCACCGAGTCTCTAACTTTACTTACAGATGACAAGGCTAAGGCTTTAATTGATGCAGTTATCCAAGACCAGTTAGGTCGTAAGGCTAATGCTGCTGAAGTTGCTCGCTATACCAAGTTAGTAAGAAAAGCACAGAAGGCATCACCTACTGTAACTACTGCCCAAAAGGTAGGCGGTAAAACAAAAGTTACAACCACTGGTGGCTTTGACGCTGGACAGTATCTGTTAGATCAGGTATCTGGAACAGATGAAGGAAAGGCTAATAAAGTTCTTGGCTTCTATGAGACATTTATGAGAGCGTTGGGTGCTGACTAATGACCGTTGAAGAAGATATTAAGGCAAAACAAAACCAAGGCACTCAAGCAGAAACTGCTGCAGCCAACAAAGCAAAACTTGACGCTATCAAAAAACGTAATGATGATTTAGCCAAGCGTCAAAAGGAAGCAAAAAGAACCTTAGAGTCTAGTAAGATGATTTATGATAACTATATTACTCAGTTATCTACTGGAAAAAGTAAAGGCAAGACATTATCAAAGTTTAGATTGCAGCAAATTAAAGAGGCTGCAGATAACCTAAACAAGAAAATTGCTGACCTAAATAAACTTATTGCACAAAAGCCAGAAGTCATTAAGTTACCTACTGCTACTAAGCCGCAAACAACAAAGCCTACAGCAGGTCCTACTGGAACTGTACTACAGGCTACTCAGACTGCAAAAGAAACTGAAGCAAAAGAAAAATCAGACGCAGCAGCAAGTAAAAAGCCTTCTAGCGGCAAAGGCACTATGCCTGAATTTCCTTCTAGTGGTAAAAAAGGAGATGCAACGCCAGGTTCTTTAGATGTAGGATCAGTTCGTATTGGTGATAAAGAATCTATGGGAGAAGGAACAGTTCCTAATGTTCCACTAAAGTCTCAACGCGATCTTGAATCTTTACTAAGACAGACAGAGTTCTGGTATGACTTTCCTGACTATATTTTCAAGACAGTTCCAAAACTTGGAGAGTTACTTGTCAAGGCTGTCAATGAAGGTTGGGATAATGATGAGTTCTTATCTCAAGCCAAACTAACTACTTGGTGGCAACAGAACTCAGCGCCTATCCGCACTCGTATCATTGCTCGCGCTAAGTTCAATGAACTTCAAGCAAGCGGTCAAGATGCTTCTAAGACTGAATACGCTATGGATACCGCTACTATCAAGCGCAGCGTCCAAACACGTGCTCGTCAATTAGGCTCAAACCTTGATGAGAATGCAATAAATCAAATTGTTGCTCGTATCTATGATGGCTTTTTAGAAAATGATACTGTAGCCATTGATTCATTTATTGCTCCGTATATTGGCAAAGTAACCAGCATTGTAGGCAAAGGAAATGGTATTCAGCCTACTGCCTATAGTGGACAAGCGCTACAGAACTATCAAGCCTTACAAGCAGTAGCCAAGGCTAATGGTTTAGGTATCAAAGATATTCTTCCAAGACTATCAGTATTACCAGGACAGAATCTTGATGATGTAGTTCTACAAAAGTTAGCCACAGGAGAGTTAGACATTAACCGACTTGCTCAAGACGCTCGTATGATTGCAGCGCAGGGTAGTCCAGACTATGTTAAGAATCTACTCCAGCAAGGTTATGATCTAGAACAAATCTATGCTCCATACAAGAATGTTATGGCACAACTTCTAGAACTTAATCCAGATGAAATTGAACTTAACGACAACACCTTACGCTCTGCTATCGGACAAGATAGGGAAATGAATGTCTATGACTTTAAGAAAGCGCTTCGTAAGGATAGTCGCTGGCAGTATACAGAGAACGCCCGTGAAGAAGTTGCCAATTCAGTTCTTGGCATACTTCGTGACTTCGGATTCCAGGGGTAAATAAAATGGCTGACGAGAGAGATATACAACGCGCAAGACTTGGACTAGCACCGCTACCTGCTGGCAGGACTGACTCTGCTGCGTCCGTAGACGAGCGTACACAAGCAAGAGCAAAGACATTAACTGCTGACCAGTTAGAAGCAAGACAAGCACAAAATACAGCAGCAACCGATCTTGCTGCTGCCAAGAAGGCAAATGAAGACCTTGCTAAAAAACTTGGCGCAAAGATTGATACTACTACTGGTAAAATTGATAAAACCACTATTCCTAAAACACAAGGTGGTGGTAAGACAGTAACTGGTGTTACCTACGAAGGTACTGGTAAGAGCAGAATTAAAGTAACAAAATATTCGGACGGCACTGAAACTAGAGAATCTGCTCCCGAAGATGTTGGCGGCGGTGGCGCACCAACAATAGTATCTACTTATACAGATCCTGTTACTGGTGATGTAATCGCTGTTTATTCTGATGGCAGTACAAAAGTATTATCAAAAGGAACTAAGGCAGCAGATGCTGCAAGAGCAAAAGCAGAAGCAGATGCAGCAGCAAGAGCAGGTCGTCAATCTGCTTATGATTTATTATTTCAACAATTTGATGCCTATGGTCTTGGAGCATTAGTCAGTCCACTAAAAGGACTTATTGAATCTGGTATATCTCCAGCAGAGTTTACTATTAAACTACGCGAGACTGATGCATATAAGCAACGCTTTGCTGCTAATGCACAACGTATTAACAAAGGCCTACGCTCTTTATCTGAGGCAGAATACATTGGCCTTGAAGACCAGTATCAAGATGTAATGCGCCGTTATGGTCTGCCAGCATCTTATTATTCTCGCGGAGATATGGGTCGTCAAGAAGGATTTGAGAAATTTATTGGTGGAGATGTATCACCTGTTGAACTAGAAGACCGCGTTCAGACAGCACAACGCAGAGTTCTAAATGCTGCACCACAAGTCAGAGATGCTCTTACACAATTCTATGGAGCAGAGATTGGCAATGGCGATATCTTGGCTTATGTTCTTGACCCAGAAAAGGCTATTGAGAATATAAAGCGTAAGGTAACTGCTGCTGAAATTGGAGCAGGTGCAATGCAAGCAGGTCTTGCAACAGGCGTTGCCAGAGCAGAGGAACTACAACGCTTTGGCGTTACTGGAGAACAAGCACGCACTGGTTACCAAGCAATCGGTGGATTCCTACCACGAGCATCACAACTTGGCGACATCTACGCTAAACAAGGTGAAGGACCATTTACACAAACAACAGCCGAACAAGAAGTATTTGGAACGACAGGTGCTGTAGAAGCACAACGCAAACGTCGCAAACTTGCTGAACTAGAAACTGCACAGTTCTCTGGTACATCAGGTGCTGCACAAGGCGCACTAGCCCGCGAACGCGCAGGGCAATACTAAGCCTGCTAACGGGACGACTGGTCCGTTAGAGAGATATCAAAACCAGGAGTAGAAGCCATACAGAAATCCCCCAAGTCTGTATGAGGTCTACGTAAACTAAAAAAGAATGGGAGAAGGACCTATGTCCAACTACGACTACGAAGATGACGACTTTGATACCGATAACGGTAATGACCTCGTCAAACAGTTGCGAAAAGCAAATAAGCAAAAAGAGAAAGAACTTGCTGAACTAAAAACTCAGTTTGAATCTATCTCTAAATCCAACCGTGAACGAGCAATCAAAGATGCGCTTGCTAGTCGCGGGGTAAACAGCAAAATCGCTGCATTTATCCCACAGGATATAGACCCAACTGAAGAGTCTGTATCTAAATGGCTGGAAGATTATGCCGATGTATTTGGCTATGAAACCCAGTCAAACCAGGCAACACCTAATGTAGATCCAAAACAGGCTGCTGCATATCAGCGGATGACCAATGTTGTAGAACAGGGAGTTACTCCTGAGTTCCAAGCAGACATTCATCGTAAGTTGATGAATGCAAATAGCCGTGAAGAACTGGATGAAATTATTAGGTCGTCTGGTCTATAAGACCGAACCTATCCGAAAGGCAAGATAAATGGCAATTCCTACAGGTACATTGACACAAATTTCGTCAATGCAAAACCTTGTACAGAGTGCGTACGATCAGTATGTTCGTATGGCTCTTCGCTCCATCCCAGTGATGCGTGCGTTGGCTGATGTTAAGCCAGTACAGCAAGCAATGCCAGGTTCGTCAGTTGTATTCTCCATTTACTCAGATCTCTCAACAGCGACTGGTACATTGACAGAAACTTCTGATGTTTCCTCTATTGCTCTTGGTAACCCATCACAGGTTACTGTAACACTTAATGAGTACGGCTCAGCCGTAACAACAACCAAGAAGTTGAACCTAACTTCTTTCAACGATGTTGACTCAGCACTTGCTGACATCATTGCATATAACGCTGCAGATTCTATTGATAGCGTTGTAGCATCCGTTCTTACTGGTTCCACTGGAACTAACGTAATCTACGGTGGCGCAGCAACTG